GGATATGTTCATCGTAATACTGTTTTGCGTGATAGAAAATTAGGAACTACATATACTTTTAATGTTGATGGATGGGCACAAATAACAGATGTATTACTTAATAATCTAAAGGATAGATTTAATGATATGAATTTAATTGGAATTCGTATTCTTTCACCAAGAGATGGAAACGTATTTATTCGTAGATACCACTTTACAGAAGATAAAGAATTTGATAGACTTGTAAAAGATTGGAAGAAAGATAAAGCATTTGCTATTAAAACTTCTGGGTATGATACATATTTTGGATTATCTTCAAATGCACTAGTAAATGATGATGACTTTGAGGTGCAGGAAGATGCTACAAAAGCACAGATTAAACGTGCTTTTGTGAAGAGTCTTAAGAATAAGAAGATGAATAAGAAAGTTTTAAGTGAATTTGTTGAATTGGTTGCTTAATTATGGAAAATCAAAATAGTACTGGTTATATGGATTTTTGTGATTTCATATATACCCAGAATAATGAACTTGATGCTGATTTTTGTGATCAAGTTATTGATAAGTATGAAGAAGATAATGATAAGTTTAAAAGTACAATTATAGAAAAAGAAATAAAAGATAAGAAAATAAATGGTTCTAGGGTTTATCAACCATATGTCAGAGATTCAACTTCTTTGTATATAAGTGATAAAGATTATTGGGATGAAGAAGGTGATGTTTTTAGAAAAAGTGTAAGTAAAAATCTTTATCTTTATAATAAGATGTTAGCTGATACTAGTAAGGGTATTGGAATGACATCAATGGATACTTATGCGGATATGGGATATGAAATTATTAAATATGAAAAGGATGGATTTTATCAGTGGCATAATGATTATGATGTAAATTATTATCATGGTATTAATTCTTTATGTTTTATATGGCATTTGAATACTCTTAAAAGTGGTTCTGGTGGAGAAATAGAATTTCTTGATGGTACTAAAATATCTTCTCAAAAAGGAAAATTGATTGTTTTTCCAGTACATTGGAATATATCTTCTCGACATAAAAAACTTTTATCAAATAGAAGTAAATATATGGTTATGACATTTTTATATGCTAAACCACCATTACCACCCAATTTACAAACTGGCACTTAGAGATAGAAAAAGCATAGATTCTGGAGTATAATATAATCAATTAAACAAACAACCCCATGGCTTTTGAATTAAAAATGACTGAGCAAGAAGCAGTTGATGGATTAAGAGAAACATACGGAACTGAATTTACTACTGCTGATGTTAAGGCATTTTGTGCCATGAATGACATTGGTTATGCAACAGTTACTAAGAAGATACAGAAGTATAAAGTATCTAAAGGTAAGTGGAATCTTGAAATAACTCCACAGGCAGTTGAGAATATTGAGAAATCATTTAATGCACCTGCTGTTATTCCTTCTCAGGAACAGAATATAGTTCCTGTTAAAGATACTACTTTTGTTCCATTTGGTAGTTTTAAAGATGTTAAGAGTATTATTAAGTCTAAGCAATTCTATCCAGCATTCATTACTGGTTTATCTGGAAATGGTAAAACATTTACTGTAGAGCAAGCATGTGCACAACTAAATAGGGAGTTAATCCGAGTAAATATTACAATTGAAACCGACGAAGATGATCTTATTGGTGGCTTTCGTCTTATTGATGGGAATACTGTTTGGCATAATGGACCCGTCACCGAAGCTTTGGAGAGGGGAGCTATCCTCCTTTTAGATGAAATAGATCTTGCTAGTAATAAAATACTTTGTCTTCAACCAATACTTGAGGGTAAAGGATTATTCCTTAAAAAGATTGGCAAATTTATTCAACCAGCAGTAGGATTCAATGTAATCGCAACTGCGAACACAAAAGGTAAGGGTTCTGATGATGGTAGATTTATTGGTACAAATGTACTTAATGAAGCATTTCTTGAAAGATTCCCTGTAACCTTTGAGCAAGACTATCCAGCACCGTCTACTGAAAATAGAATCTTAGGTGCTGTTGCTGCTCAATTAGGTGTTACTGATATTGAGTTTTGTAATAGACTTGTAGATTGGGCAGACATCATTCGTAAAACATTTTATGATGGAGGTGTAGATGAGATTATTAGCACTCGTCGTCTTGTTCACATTCTACGTGCTTATTCCATATTTGGGGATAAGATGAAGTCAATTCAAGTTTGTGTTAATCGTTTCGATGATGAAACAAAGCAGTCATTCTTAGAATTGTATGATAAAGTAGATGCTGATGTAGATCTTGAAGATGCGGAGAATAAAATGTATGAGGATGAGTAATGAATCTCTGGAAATCATATAAGGATGTACTGCACGATACTATCACCCTCCGTAACGAGGTTGGTAGTGTCTGGGCACAATGGGAAGGTAAAGGAACTTCTTTAACTGCAAAGACCTACACAAATGAAAACATTATCAAATCAAGAGAGGTAGAAATCTGGAATGAAAAATCTTGTATCTATAACAACATCATCTATCCTAAGACTGGAAGTAACCTTCCCTGTTTTGGTATGGATCTTATGGGATTTAGCGACAAGAAAGTCATTATAGTATTTGACTTTCAACATCCAACAGAAAATTATTTGTTTTCAGTAGAAGGATTACCTAAACATGAAGGTGACTATCGTTTCTTTGAACCAGGTAATCATTTTTCTGAGAATATATACATTCGGTATTGTACAATGGATAAGGTTGATGAACACCTAGAAATGTTTACGACTTACTTGACTAAGTACAAAAATATGCTAGAATGTGAGAAACCGACTGGTAATGATACCAGTGTTTACAAAGACTTTGATGCTTATATGACGACGAAATTTATGGAGAGGATACAATGACTGAAGATATACGAATTACATCACTTGAGAGTGATGAGTATGATCCTATTGTTAATTTTACTGTAGGAGCAGGTAATACAGCAGATACAATTCACATTAATACTACTGGTGCAATTACTGATTTTAATTCAGAAGTGTTTAATGTTCCTCAAGAGATTAATACTGAAGAACCTATTTGTATTAAAACAAATGATGATCCTTGGGTTTATGAATCTCCTGATGGTGGAACTACAGTAACAAGAAGAAAAGCAGGTGATGATTACACAAAGAAAGAAGTAATTCAGGGTGATTACTTTGGTAATGATTATCCTTCAGCATTTACTACACTTTCTGATAATGATGATGCAATAGCACATCATATTGATTTTGATACTCTGAATATTAGTATTCCTGATGCGGATTTATTTGCAAGTATGGATGGTGTAGAACTTCCTACACCTGGAATAGAATCAGATAATCCTAGAAAGTATAAAGAAGATGAGTCCATCAAAGCTCTTCAGGATTATATTTCTACCACTTATGGTGGACATTATACTTCTGACAATAATAACGTCCAGACACTTGATCTTATTGAGTCGGTAGGAGATGCAGAATCATTCTGTAGATCTAATGCTATTAAGTATCTAAGTCGTTACGATAAGAAGGGACAAGCAAAACGTGATATACTAAAAGCATTACATTATTCACTTCTACTTT